TTTTCAACCGGGACAATAACGGGTTCATGATCCTTCATGACTTGTTCAAGGATGCCTTGTTAATGAACAATGGCTATACGAGTGTGGGCACTCAGAGCAAGCGTTCTGTAAAGATCGAGCATTATACCGGGTTGAACGAAATGGAGCTTTCGGAGCTTATGCAATCCGAAGGCCAGATAGAGGTTCTGGAGCACACCGAGCGCCTGGAGACTATCGAGCCTGTTCCAGGGCAGATGCAGCAGGTTCCTGTTTTTGACATAAAGCTGCGCCGCATATCGGAGAAAAGGCGGGTGGTGGTGGAGTGTCTGCCGCCCGAAGAGGTGTTGGTATCTTCGCGGGCGCGCTATTCACTGGATGATTGCCCTTTTGTAGAGCACAAGACCTTGCGTGCGCGTTCTGATCTGATACAGGAGGGATATGATGAGGCCACGGTGAATAAAATCCCCGCCGGGCAGGTTTCTCTCTCCATGGATGCATTGGCCAGGGATGAATTTGCAGACCAGCTTTCAGAGGACGCCCCGGTAGACAAATCCATGCAGGATGTGGAGTTGCGCACTGTTTGGGTGCGTGTAGACTACGATAAGGACGGGGTGGCCGAGCTTCGTAGGATTGTTCTGGGCGGGCGAACCATTCTGGAGAATGAGGAAATAGAGGAGATGAATGTCTCCTATGCCGCTGCTATCAGGATGCCGCATCGTCATCTGGGCATATCCCTTTACGACCTTCTGGCTGATATCCAGCAGTCCAAGACGATGGTCATGCGGCTCATTTTCGACAACTTCTATGTATCCAACAACCAGCGTCTGGCGGTGGATGCCGACAATGTGAATATTGAGGATTTGCTGACATCGCGCCCCGGCGGCCTGATCCGAACAACCGGCTCGCCCGCCGAGTCCATCATGCCATTGTCTCAGCAAGGGATTGCGACCGATGGAATGGCTGTCATGGAATACCTGGATCACATGCGCGAAATGCGAACGGGTGTAGGCAAGGATACCGTTGGGGTCAGTGCGAACGAATTACAGGATGTGACCAAGGGTGCCGCTCTTGCAGCGTTTTCTTCGGCCTCAAAGAAGGTTGAGCTTATTGCGCGGATGCTCGCAGAAGGGGTCAAGGATATGTTCAGGAAAATCCATGGCGAGCTGGTAAGGAACCACGATGGTGCGCTCGATATCCAGCTTTCAGGTAAATGGGTTTCCATAGACCCCTCGGAGTGGCGCAACCGCTCAAAGGTCAGGGTGAATGTGGGGCTTGGGTCTGGCAACCGCGAGGAGCTTCGCCAGAATCTGATGCTTCTGGGCCAGCTACAGTCGCAACTGGCGCATTATGGGATGGTACAGGCTCCGCAGGCTTACGAGACGTTCAAGCACATGGCACGGGCGCTGGGATTTGAGAATCCGGGCGTCTTTGCAATCGACCCGAAATCACCGGACTTCAAGGCGCCTCAGCCTTCTCCGCCACCGCAATTGGCGGCTGCGCAGATCAAGGCCAAGTCTGACCTTGAGAAGGCTCATATACAGGCCCAGATCGAACAGGCCAAGCTCCATGGTGCGCAACATTCAGAGATTGTGAAGCTCCAGCAGAAGATGGCTGAGGCGCACATGAGGGCGCAGGTTGAGGCCATGAAGGATCAGACGGAATTATCCCACGCATCCATCCAGAAGCACCAGGACAGGGGAATGGAAGTACTCAAGCTGGATCAGAGCATGAAAGAGACTCTGGTCAAGGTATTGGGCCAAATCCTGTCCTCGGAGTTGGATCGTGATCCCAGCGTGGAGCCAGGGCAGGCCCTGGCGCAGAGTTATCAGGACGCGGAGGGAACATTTGAATGAGCCCGGAAGATGAAGCAACACGAGGGCGAGAGGCCCAGCAATTTCTTGATTCGAGTCTTTTTGTACAAGTGAAGGAGCACATTGAGGGGCAATTGGCCGCTCAGCGCAGAAAGGCGGGGATCAAGGACACCGACCTGCACACGCGCCTCATTATCACAGAGCAGGTCTGGGGCAGTTTCCAAAATTTCTTTACACGGCTCGCGCAATCAGGGAAGATTGCCGACATTGAAATTGAGGAACGCAAACGAGGCATTTTCAGGCGCTGATTGCGCCTACAGAGGAACCATTGGCCGTGGAGGGCCTTTTTATGGAAAATGAAACCACCCAAGAGGGCGTTTCGCAGAACCCGTTTAGCGGGGATGCGACTGATGCCCTCGCTAACGCATGGAACCCGGAAAACCAACCCGAGCCTGAAGAGCCCCAATCTGGGGAGCAGGGCGAGGAACAGCAGGATGAACCGGTTGCAGAACCCAAGGAAAGTCCCAAAGACGAACCCGAGGAAGAAGGCAATACGTTAAAGAGCTTGCAGGATTTTCTGGAAACCAATGAAATTGACCCCGAAGATTTCCACAACCTGAACGTAAAGGTCAAGGTTGATGGGAAGGAGTCGGAAGTCCCCCTGAAGGATGTATTGAAATCCTATCAGCTAGAGGGGCATGTCAATAACAAGAGCATTGAGCTGTCTAACGCTCAGAAGCAGTACGAGGCTGAACGCCAGCAATGGCAACAGAGAGTACAGCAAGAGTTGCATCAGCATCAAGCCATCGCACAGTATGCGAATGAGTTAATCAATCAGGACTTCTCTCACATCGACTGGAACGAGCTTAGAGCGAACGATCCAATCGAATATCAGCTAAAGCGCCAAGAGCTTTCAGACAGACAGCAAGGCGTACAGGGCTATCTCTCACAGATCGGTCAACTCCAGCAGCAAGCCGCCCAAGAGCAACAAAAGCTCGTACAGGCCAAGCTTGTTGAGGAGGTTGAGCACACGTTAAGTGCGATACCCGAATGGAGAGACGAGGGGGTTCGTCAAAAAGAAATACAGCAGATCAATTCCTATCTGCAAAAAAGGGGATTTTCAGAAGGAGAGATAGGCCAGGTACTCGACCACCGCATATACCCTGTAGCAAGGGATGCGGCGCGGTACTCAGCCCTCGAAGCCTCGAAACCCGAAACAACGAAACGCGTGAGACAGGCGCCGAGGATGACCAAGCCGGGAACACGGTTAGGCAAGAATCCGAATGTCAAGCGCAAAGAACAAACGCTGGCGGCGTTGAAGTCAAATCCTCGTGATATTGATGTTCAAGCCGCTGCATTCGACTATTAACGGAGGCTTAAATGTCCGTTCCTTCCAATACGTTTCAAACGTTTGCACAGTCGAATATTCGGGAAGACCTGATTGACCTTATTTACAACGTCGATCCTTACAACGTCCCGATTTTCAGTGCTGCAAAACGTACCAAAGCAACCCAGACGCTACACGAGTGGGATACCGATGTGCTCGCCTCGCAGGATTTGAACAATGCTGCGATTGAAGGCGATGATGCAACGGCTGATTCCCTGGGTGCAGCGACCCGGTTGGGCAACCAGACACAGATCAGCCAGAAGGTGATTCAGATTTCTGACACCTCTCAGGCTGTGAAAGCTGCTGGCGGTTCCAACAAGATGGGTTATCAGCGCGCGAAGGCTGCGAAGGCCCTCAAGCGCGATATCGAGGGTATCATCACCAACAACCAGGCCAAGAGTGCGGGAACCGCGGGTTCAGCCGCACGCAACCTGGCGGGGCTTCCTTCATGGCTCGGGTCAAATACCCAGTTCCAGACGGGCGGCACCACGGCGGGTGCAGACCCGGCCACTCTGGATGGGGCGGCTGCCCGCACCTATTCCAGCACGGACGGTCAGGTGGCCATCTCTGAAGACACCCTGAAGGCCATGTTGCAAAGCACCTACAAGAATAGCGGGGAAACGCCGGAGTATCTTTTCGTATCCCCCGCAAACAAGCAGAACATTTCTGCGTTCACTGGCCCCGGAACTCGGTTTACCGAAGTATCCGGGAACAAGCTGCCCACCTCGTTTAGCGTGTATGAATCGGATTTTGGCAATATCAAGATCGTCCCCGACATCTTTCTTGCCACATCCGGTGATTGCTATGCGATCAATCCGCAGTATTTGAAACTGGCTTACTTGCGCCCGTTCACCACGCGTCCTCTTGCGAAGACGGGTGATAGCGCCCGCGAACAGCTTGTTGTCGAATACACCCTTGAGGTTGGCAACGAGAAGGCTCATGGTGCCATTTACGACACCACGGGCTGATAAAAACATACGGGCCTAGCCCGTTTACTTTAGGGGCTGAAACCGCCTACTCCCTCCTACATTGCGCTAGTAGGCCCCGCTTTTTATGGAGTATGGACATGGGGTGGACTAACATCTCTCCATGGAAGATCAACCACGGGCAGACGCCTCAATCGGTCTCTGTGGGGG